CTTGCCAAATCGTCGGTGAAGAAATACCAGGCGATGGAGAACGCCGCCTGCACCGACGACAGATGCCGCGGTATGTTCCAGTTCTACGGCGCGAACAGGACCGGGCGCTTCGCCGGCAGGCTCGTTCAATTGCAGAATCTTCCGCAGAACCATATGCCGGACCTTGACGCGGCGAGAGCGCTTGTGCGGAGCGGTGATACGGAAACCCTGTCCATGCTTTACGACGATATCCCGGATACGCTTTCACAGCTGATCCGCACGGCTTTCATTCCGAAGGACGGCTGCAGGTTCTATGTGGCGGACTTCTCGGCCATCGAAGCGAGAGTCATCGCGTGGTATGCCGGCGAGGCGTGGCGCACGGAGGTCTTCCGCAGCGGCGGCGACATCTACTGCGCGTCGGCATCGCAGATGTTCAAAGTCCCCGTGGAGAAACACGGCGTGAACGGACACCTTCGGCAGAAAGGCAAGATTGCGGAACTGGCACTCGGCTACGGCGGATCTGTCGGTGCGCTCAAGGCGATGGGTGCTCTTGATATGGGCCTTGCCGAAGAGGAGCTTCAGCCCCTTGTGAACGCCTGGAGGCAGTCCAATCCGAACATCGTCCGCTTCTGGTGGGATGTCGATTCCGCCGTAAAAAAGGTCATGAAGGAACGGAAGCCGCAGAGCGCCGGCGGCGTCAGGATTTTTTATCAGAGCGGTATGCTTTTCATAACGCTTCCGTCCCGCAGAAACCTTGTCTACGTCAAGCCCCGTATCGGCGAGAACCGATTCGGCGGTGAGTCCGTCACATATGAAGGGGTCGGCGGCACGAAGAAATGGGAGCGCATCGAATCCTACGGCCCCAAGTTCGTGGAGAACATCGTGCAGGCGACCGCCAGGGACATTCTGATGTACGCGATGAAGACTCTGCGGCACTGTGAGATCGTCGCCCATGTCCACGATGAGGTCATCATCGAAGCCGACCCACGTATGAGCCTTGATGTCCTCTGTGAGCAGATGGGGCATGTTCCTCCTTGGGCGGAAGGGCTTATGCTCCGTGCCGACGGGTATGTCTGTGATTTTTATAAAAAAGACTGATATTTTCCCTCAAACCGTCAGTTTTCACCTCCTGCCAAGGCTACCCGGTAGGAGGTGTTTTTCTATGAACATAACAGAGATACAGGGCGCGTTCCGCCCGGAACAGATGATAAAGCGTACTGACGATGATATGCGCCGTGAGTTCGGCTATATTGCCGCCGGACAGATCACGCAGAAACTGCTCAACAAAGGACTTATCACCCCCGGCGAATTCGACAAGATCATGGCGAAAAACCGAGAAAAATTCTCGCCCGCAATCGCAAAAATTATGCCCTGAATGACTTGCTATTCCGGGCTTTCAGAGTGATATATACTATACCCTTTTAAGGACAGGAGGCGAGACAATGAAACGGATAACAAAGATCGACGCGGCGGCGAAGGAAGCGAAAAAGCTGCGTGTGGCGGCCTACGCCAGGGTCTCCACGGACTCCGCCGACCAGCTCATCAGCCTTGAAGCGCAGAAGGAGCATTACGAACAGGTCATCAAAAACTGCCCCAACTGGGAGTTCGCCGGACTATATTATGACGAAGGGGTCTCCGGCACAAAGATGGCAAAGCGCGACGGTCTGCTCCGTATGCTTGCGGACTGCGAACGCGGTCTTATCGACTATATCCTTGTAAAGTCCATCAGCCGCTTCTCCCGCAACACAGTGGAGAGCGTTGAGACCGTCCGCAGGCTCAGCGCAATGGGAATTTACATTTTCTTTGAAAAGGAAAATATCGACACGGGCAAGATGGAGGGCGAACTGATGCTTTCCATCATGTCGAGCCTTGCGGAAGACGAATCCCGCTCCCTTTCGGAAAACAACAAATGGAGCATCCAGAAGCGTTTCCAGAACGGCACCTATGTGATCGGCACTCCCGCCTACGGATATAAGAACGCGGATGGGAAAATGGTCATAGACGAGGAAAAAGCCGAAGTGGTAAGACGCATATTCGATTCGGTGCTGGAAGGCAAATCCGGCGGTACGATAGCGAAGGAGCTGAACGCTAAAGGCATTCCGACGGCGCGCGGAGTGCAATGGCGCAGTTCTGTTATCACGGCAATGATTCGAAACGAGACCTATACCGGCGTTGCAGTTTTTCAAAAGACATACAAGGACGATCAGTTCAATTCTCATGTAAACCACGGAGAACGCGGCATGTACCGCATCGAGGGCCATCACGACCCCATCGTCAGCGAGGAGGTTTTTCTGGCGGCGAATACCGCCGTGGACAACAACGCGAAGGAAAAAGGCGTGGTGAGAAACAGCGGAAAATACTCTGTAAGATACGCTCTTTCCGGAAAGATATTCTGCGGCGAATGCGGCGGGAAATGTAAACGGAAGAAGATCTACGGGGACATCTGGTACGGATGCGAAACGCATGCCAGAGAAAGCAAAAAGTGCAGGCAACTTCCGGTCCGGGCTGATATGGTCGAAGCTGCGTTCGTGAATATGATGAACAAGCTGATCTACGGACGGGATGCCGTGCTTCTTCCTATGTCCGGCAGACTGCTCGGCGGCGGGGACAAAGAGATTATTGACCGCCTTGCGGAAATAAACACGGAACTGGACGCTGTTGCGGAACGCAGGCAGGCGGCGGACAAGTTCTTTGCCAAGGGGCTGCTTGACGCAGCCGTCTATCGCGAAGAACTGGATGAACTGGCGCGGAAGGAAAAGGAACTGCACACGGTTCGGGCAGGTATTGAGGGAGACCCCAATCTTGATTCCGACCGTCAGAGAGCGCTGAACGAGCTGCTACGGTACACTGCAAAGGCGGAACTGCTGACGGCATTTTCCGATGAGGTTTTCACAAAGCATGTTGACCGCGTCATTATTTTCAGCAGAAAGGAAGTCGGATTCGCCATGAAGTGCGGCCCCGTCTTCCGGGAAAGGATATGAGGCTATGGAACACACACCGTTCGGATATGTGATCGTTGACGGCAGACCGAAAGTACACGATATGGAGGCCGCGAGGCTTGCCGCGCTCTACTCGGCATACCTTCTCGGAATGTCGTACGAAAATGCCGCCGAGGTGGCAGGCATCAAAGCGACTCACAGCATGATCAAGCGTCTGCTTCACAATAAACGGTATATTGGGGACGACATTTACCCCCGGATCATCGATGACGATACGTTCAATGCCGTGGAGGCGGAACGGCTGAAGCGGGAGAAAAAGCTCGGCAGAGACAACATTCCGCCAAAGGAAAAGCCCGTTCCCGTTATATTCACGGAGTTCAGAACAAAAAAGGCAGCACAGAAATTTACCGACCCTATCACGCAGGCTGAGTACGCATACGGTCGGATAGAAGGCAAGGTGAACGAATAAATGGCAATGGCTCAGAACATCACATTCATTCCGGCGGTAAAAACTGTGGGAACGCAGAAGCCGGCGGAGAAAAAACAGAAGGTGCGCGTCGCAGCCTACTGCCGCGTTTCCACAGAGTTTGAAGAACAGGAATCAAGCTACGAAACGCAGGTGGCGCATTACACCTCTTACATCAACGGCAACCCTGAATGGGAAATGGTCGAGGTGTACGCGGACAACGGCATCTCCGGCACGCGCACAGCGAAGCGCGAGGCTTTCAACCGCATGATAGCCGACTGCGAGGCGGGTCGCATCGACATGATTATCACGAAGTCGATCAGCCGATTCTCCCGCAACACGGTGGACTGCCTCAAGTACACGCGGAAGCTGAAGGAAATGAATATAGCCGTATTCTTCGAGAAGGAGAACATCAACACGCTCGACGCCAAGGGTGAGGTGCTTATGACCATCATGGCAGCGCTTGCGCAGCAGGAATCAGAGTCCCTGTCGGCGAACGTCCGTCTCGGCATCCAGTTCCGCAATCAGCAAGGGAAAGTTCAGGTCAACCACAACTGGTTTCTCGGCTACACGAAGGATGAAAACGGAAAGCTCATCATCGTACCGGAGGAGGCCGAGGTGGTCAGGCGCATTTACCGCGAATACCTGGAAGGCGCGAGTTTTGTAAAAATACGGCGAGGGCTTGAAGCCGACGGCATCCTCAACGGCGCGAAGCACGCCCGCTGGCATGAGACGAACATCCGGCAGATCTTAACAAACGAAAAATACATCGGCGACGCGCTTCTTCAGAAGACCTATACGGTCAGCGTTCTCGACAAAAAGCGCAGCATGAACGACGGTGCGATGCCGAAATACTATGTGGAGGGCTGTCA